GACTCTCAGGCAAAAGACGACTTCAAACCAATATTCAATATGCCAACTGCTCCTAAGGGGAGTGGTAAAGAACCGACAGAGCAAACAAAGGTTAAACCACCATCATGGTTGGAATCTATCTTTGAATTGCTCAAGATGGTGGCAGCAGGTGTCATCGGTGGTCTTGCATTTAAGTTTTTAAGTAACGAGGAGAATAGAAAGAAAACAAAGAGAGCATTGGAGATGCTCTTTGACATCCTAGGTGTAGTCACAAACTTCTTTGGCACTGTTGCTTATCATGCTATTGATGGTCTGTGGCAACTTCTATGTAATGAAGATGCAAGTTTCCTAGAGAGACTAGGTGGATTCTTTAAGGCATTTGTGTCTATAGGCACTGCCTTCCTGGCAATCAAGTGGTTGAAGAACCCTAAGAGTCTACTAAAAGATATTACAAAGGCATTCAAAGGTTTCAAAGGTGGACTGAGGAAGGTTGCTGGCAAACTGGCCAACAAACTGAAAAAGATTGGTATTGTTGGTCTTGGAATCACCGCACTCACATATCTGTTTAATCGTGGTGGCGGTGATGGCGATCAAGAAATGGCAAAGGGGGGCAAAGTCAGAAAGGCTTTGCGTGCTGGTGGTGGATTCATCAATGGACCTCAGTCAGGTTATCCAGTGTCTCTGGATGGTGGTAACTCAGTGTCCTTTATCGGTCACGGTCTAGAATACGTTGCTCAGAAAGCATCGGGTGGATTTGTTATTCCTATCAACACTCCTGCAACCCAAAACAATCCTGGATTGATGGGTCAGAGAATGGGTGAAGCAAACCGCATGGGGTATAACCTTGGCGGTATGATGAAAGGGTTTGATGCTGGTGGTGAGGTTGATCGTAAAGGACAACCAACTGATAAGAGAGGAAAGAGAGAATCAAAGCGTCTTGAAAAAATGATGAAGAGCATTGGTGGGATGATTCCTGCTTTTGCTGCTGGTGGTGAGATGAAGAAGATGGGTGATGGTGCTCCTCTAGTTAATGCTCCTGCTGGTCGCTGTGTTACTGGTGTTTTGAATACTGCTCAGCGCAATGGTGCTAAGATTGGTGCTCCTCATGTTGCAACTGCTCGTGACCCTAACAACCCTCGTGGTTTGATGTCACAGGCAGTCAAAGACTATGGTTGGACTTCTGTCAACATCGGATCTCCAAAGGCTGTTAAGTCTCCTTACGGCAACGTCCGTGTTAAGGAGATGAATAAGAATCAATGGAAGGGTGCAGTTAAGGAAAATAAGATTCCATCAGGATCTTTGATCTTCACTACCAGACATAGTTGGGATTGGAATCGTGGATCTAGTGGTAATGATGCTGCTATTGCTAAGCAAGGTGGTAGAAAACTTTGGAGCGGACACTGGCAAGCAGTTGTAGATGGCGTCGGCATGGTCTATGGCAATGCAACTAAGAAAGTTGTAGCACTTGTGCATCCCAAAGGATTTAAGGGTGGATACGACGGTAGCAGTGCTCCTGGTGATGAAGGTGGTGCTACTCCTTTGGCATTGTCTGGTAAGGCAAAGCAAGTAGTCGGTAATGACAATGCATTCCTGAAGAGAGTCAAGGAAGTTTCTGCAAAGGTTGGTGTGCATCCTTCAGATCTACTTGGACTTATGGCATCTGAGTCTGGACTGAATCCTCAGGCACAAAACAAAAGTGGTGCTACAGGTTTGATTCAGTTTATGCCTGCAACTGCTAGAGAGTTGGGCACATCCACTGCTGCTCTCAAGCAGATGGATAGAGTGCAGCAGATGGAATATGTTGAGAAATTCTTGCTGAAGACTGTGCCCAAAAATGCTACACCAGGGCACTTGTATACTGCTGTGTATCTACCTGCATTTGCAAAGAAAGATGCAAATTATGTACTTGCGAAGAAGGGTGGATTCAGAGATAGTTGGGGACATCACCCTGCATCATGGTATGATCACAACGCAGGTCTAGATCAGAATAACGATGGTCAGATTACCATCGGTGAATTGGGTGAAAGGATTGAGAAGAAAAAGAGAGAGTTTGGTATCACTGGAGGTGGTGGCATAGGAACTTTCACTGGTGACTCTTCTGATATTGCTAGTGACATGGATAATAATGGCAGCATGACCAATGGTATTGGTGCTGCTGCTTCTCTGGTCAATCCTATGGATGCCCTCAAAAACCTTGCTGCAAAGTTTGGTGTTGATCTGGGTGAGAATCCTTTTGCAGAGAAACCAAGCTCAGGAGCTCTAGGGTCTGATGAGAAATCAGCAGCTGCATCTCCTGGTGGTGGCGCTGCTGGTGCTGGAAAGGACAAAGAAACTTTGGCTGCAACTGGAGCAGCGGTTGAGAAGACTGATGCCATGACTGGTAGTGGTCACACTGCTCGTAGTGGTGGGTCGAGTGCTGAATCAACTGGTAGTGCAGCAAACCTCAAGCAAGCAGGAGCAGGGGACGCACCCTCTTCTAGTGCTGTGCCTGGAGCAACTGGCACTGCTTCTGCCCTGTCTCCCTCCACTAATACTGGTGGACCATCTGGTAGCAGTGGTAGTATTATGACAGCACAAACAGCAGCAACTAATAATGCTAAACGTGAAAAGAAAATGGGACAAGATGCATTGAATAAAGCAGGACTAGAAGCAGTAGCTTCAGCAGAGCAAGCAAATGCTCAAGTAGCACAACAGGTAGCACAGGCAAATAAGAGTGTCATGGCAGCATCAGCACCAAAACAACAATTTATTCCTACTGGTGGTGGATCACCCAAAGAAACTTTGGTGTCGAAAATGAATTCTGCTAACAATCTCATGAGGAGGAATGGGTGATGAAGACATCTACAGTAACCCAGGCATCCATTAACGTCGAAATTTATAAAGACGGCAAAGTAATGGAAAATAACGAGGGTATCTCTGACATCGGTGATCTCGTTATGTCATTCTCTGTCGAAGAGGGAATCGATCTTGCCGCAATGACAGCAGAGTTAGTTCTGCAAGATGCTGCTGGTGTCATTGATAGACTTTCTGGTGCTGAGACATGGAAAATTAAACTCAAAGCGAGAGATAGTCAGAATGTATATACATTCCAAGCGTATAATATTGAGGCAAGATCTCGTCAAGGTAGTGCAGAAGGTTATATTATCAATCTAGTATCTTATGAATTCATTCTGAATGAAGCCAAACTATTGTTTGGTCATACAGATGTCTTGTTTGATAAAAAAACGAGAGCACATGAGATTGTTGAAGAAATCCTCACAGGTCAGGTGACTGGTGGTACAATGACTCAGAAGAAGTTGTTTGCAGAAGAGACACAGAATGAGTTGCCATTCATTTGTCCTAACTGGAGACCATTTGATACTATCTACTTTGCTGCCAATAGATCTATCAGGAAATCTTCTGCTGGAAAAGAATCTCAGAATGGATTTATTTTCTGGGAAAATATCATGGGGTATCACTTCAAGTCTATTGATCAGATCATTGCGGACATCAATGGTCAGTCTGAAGACGGTCAAAGTGATGTTGCAAACGGTGAGGCAGTGTTGTATACTTATGCTTATCAACCTAAGAAAATGGAAACTGATGGTGAGCAGGATGGTTATCGTATTGATTCCATTACCTTCCCTGATGATAGAAACTTTCTTGGTGCGATGAGAGATGGGTCCTACGCTGGATTTAGCACAGCACTAGACCCCACTAAGTTTGGCAACTCAAAACTATCAGCAGAATCTAAAAACTCTGAGGGACCTGGATCGTATGATCTAGAAGACTTCTGGGGTAAGATGGAGCATTTGGATAATGGTAAGTGTCCTATCACCGATACGCCAGATCAAATGAAGCAACTTCTCAAGTCAAAGAGAAGAATTAGATACACTGTGTTGCCTAATAGACTTTTTGATCCTAAAGGTCAAAGTCAAGAGCAATCAGAAAACACACAAAATCTGGATGAGTTAGCATACTTAGAATCCTATAAAAATCTAAGGGCAGCATCGCTGAAAGCAATCAAACTAATCATTGCTATCCCTGGTAATCTTGATTTGTATTCTGGTTACGGCATAAACATTAAGATGCCAAAAACCAAGCAGGAGAAAGGAGCTATAAATACTAATAAAAGGTACAGCGGTAGATATTGTATCGCAAGTATTAAACAATCCTATGCTGATGGTAATCTCTACACTGAGATGCTATTATACAAAGATTCACTACCCAAGTAACACACATGGAAAGTATCGAAAAACATATCGAGAAGGATAAAGAGATCCTTCAAGATCCAACTGTTTCCCCTCAGATGCGTCGTCACATTGAAGGCGAATTGCACGACCTAGAGGAATACGCAGAGCACCACAAAAAAGAAATCGAAGCGGGCGATCATCACGACCCTAGTTATCTCGAATTGTTCTGTGATCAGAATCCTAGCGAGCCAGAGTGTCTAGTCTATGACGACTAATTTTGAATCATACCTTTTAGGTCTTTATAATAACAAAAAACAAGCACAATCATCTCCGACTTTATACTCTCAAGTCTTTATATCTTGGAGCAAGTCGGAGGATGGTTTTTATCATTCAAAACAGTGGTATCGGTCTGATGGAGAAGATAATCCATACCGTGTAGGGAATCACAAGTTGGTTGAGGTTTCTGACACTGAAGTTATCATGGAAAACTATGCTTCTGACTTTACAAGAAGGGAAGCATGTGATATGATATTCACATACGACGGTCAAGCATGGCATGGCACGCTGATCGGTGACGGTTGCATCATAAGAGGCAACGCAAAAGTCACATCCGAAATTCATCTAACTAAAGATGGACTAGAGAGTCGTGACATCGGTCATGATGTTGAAACTGGAGAGAAAGTCTTTGGTGGGACAGACATGTATCGATTCCAAAGAGGGCGATTAGCTCAGCGGTAGAGCTATTGGTTTACACCCAATCGGTCGGCGGTTCGAATCCGTCATCGCCCATTCCAAAAACGACCTTTGATTTCCCATATTGCCCTAAAAAAATCCCGCCAAAAAATTGACTTCTTAAGATTTTATAAAATCTAATTGAAATGTTTGGAATTCGGGATAAAATAGTATGCAAGCAACGCAGGAGACTATGACCCTTCCCAAAGACGGCAAGCAACTCGATGACAACGAAGTTTACAGCATCGAAAATGCTGTTAAAGAAGCAGGCATCACGCAAGTCCATCCAGACAAGTTGGAAGCATGGGGAGATGAATTAGTCAATCGGATTAAAACTGGCGCATGGCGAACTGGGGGTCCGTTAGAGGAATAAATAAATTACGGTCCATTCTTAAGATATATGTTAATTGACGGCATTATAAGCGAGCAGAATAATACTTTTGCTGGTAAAGATGGCATGTTCTGGTGGGTCGGTGAAGTAGAGGATCACGAAGACCCTCTGCAACTAGGCAGAGTAAAAGCAAGAATCCTAAACTACTACACCAACCCTACTGGAGATTCTGCCCAAAAAATTCCTACAGAAAATCTCCCTTGGGCAAGTGTGCTGCAAGGCACAGATCAGGCAGGTAATGATGGTCAAGGCGAATCGTCAGGTCAACTACAACCTGGCGCTATTGTCATGGGATTCTTCATGGATGGCGAGATGGCACAACAACCGATTGTTATCGGTGTTTTGCGTATGGATAAGACTCAGC